TTGGCGAAATGAAGGACATGCTGAAGGCGATCTTTGAGAAGCTGGATAAGAAAGCCGATAAATGACCCCCATTCAGGCGCAATACGTAGCAGCGGCCAGCACCCCCAGCGATATCAACGAACACCTTCCGACCCTTTTTGATCTGGCCAATGAATGTGATCATGTCACTGAATTTGGTGTTCGCTGGGGTTCAAGCACAACCGCTTTCCTGGCCTCCAAGGCGCAGCTTATGAGCTATGACATCTTCCAGCATCCTGCCGCCCTGCACCTGTTTGAACTGGCTTTTGAGGAGGGGAAGAAGGCCGAGTTTATAAAAGCCAGCACCTTAGAGCTAGGCTCCATCGCAGAAACAGACATGCTGTTCATTGATACTTTGCATACGTACAAACAGCTTCGGCATGAGTTGTTTACGTTTCACAATAGCGTTTTGAAATATATTGCTTTGCATGACACGGTGACCTTTGGCCAGACGGGTGATGATGGTGGCCCCGGCTTGATTCTGGCTGTGTGGGAGTTTCTTACGACATTCCCCGAATGGCGGATCAAGGCTCACTACTCAAACAACAACGGCCTGACAGTTCTGGAACGTGCATGATCCCGTTTGTCGTATGCACGATGGGCGGCCCTCACCTCTCCAGGCTGATGGAGACGGTGGATGAATATGCTCCAAACGATGTTGAAGTCTGGGTCTTTAACGGCACTCAGGGCAATTTTGGTGACGATTATAACCTCGCAATGCGCGAGGTGTTTGAGTGCCAAGATGAGATCCTGATCGCCAATGACGACATCGCCCTGACGCCATCCACCATCCGAAAATTGATGGATGACGTGAAGGCGTTGAAGAGGATGGTGCCTCGCCTGGGGCTGGTGGCATCCAGGGCTGATAATGTGAGGGATATCCAAAAGGGTGACCCTCTAGGCCAATGGAAGCCGGTTGAGGCTTATGCCATCTCTCCCATCCTGGCCTGGATCAGCAAGGAGGCCTTTGAGGCCGCGCCATTTCCGCCAATCAACTGGTATTCAGATGATGTGCAGTGCGCGGATCTTCGCGCCCTGGGGTATCAACATTTTATCTCCCGCGCATTTGTCTTTCACGTTGGGTCGGCTACCATAGGTCACGATACGAAGCGCCATGTTGATGAGGCGCGACCATGGATTGTCAAAAACCGGCCCCAGTACGCATTGGAATGGGGTTTGATTGAGAGGCCCCGCTTGAAAATTGCAATCTACGCCATCGCCAAAAACGAAGCTCACTTTGTTGAGAGGTTTTGCAAGTCAGCCAAGGATGCTGATGTGATTGTGATTGCCGACACCGGCAGTACGGACGGAACAGCCGAAGAGGCAGCCCGGCATGGAGCCATTGTGCATGATATCCACATCAAGCCCTGGCGCTTTGATCTGGCCCGTAATGCCGTTCTGGCGCTAGTTCCGCGTGATATTGATGTCTGCATCAGCCTCGATCTTGATGAGGTTCTTGAACCCGGCTGGCGCGAAGAGATTGAGCGTGTGTGGCAGCCTGACACCACGAACCTCTGGTATCTGTTTGACTGGGGCAGCGGGCTTAGGTTCCCCCACCATAAGATCCACAGCCGAGCCGGCTATCACTGGCACCACCCGTGCCATGAAGAGATTCGGATTGATCCCCGCATGCAGGAAGTGGTGGCACGCACTGATGCGTTGCTGGTGACCCACCATCCTGACCCGACCAAAAGCCGTGGCCAATATATGGAAATCCTCGAGGCGGCAGTGAAAGAAGATGCCAGCGACCCTACTCACTATTTTTACTACGCCCGCGAGTTGACCTTCTACCGGCGGTGGCCAGAGGCTCGTGATGCCCTGACGCACTATCTGGGTATGAATGGTGCCAGCAACCAGAATGAGCGCTGCTACGCCATGCGCCTGCTGGGGCAGACGTATAACTCCATGGGCGATCAGGCTTCGGCAGAGAAGTGGTTCCTCCAGGCTGCCGGCGAGGGGCCAAACACTCGAGAGCCTTGGTGCAATCTGGCCATGCTGATGTACCAGCAGAGCCGGTGGCATGAGTGCTACGCCTACTCGTTCCGGGCGTTGACCATTACGGATCGTGCGTTGGTTTACACTGGTGACCCTGCTGTGTGGGGCTACTGGGCGCATGATCTGGCGGCTGTGGCGGCGTGGAACTTGGGGCTGAAAGATGTTGCCAAGGAGCAGGCCAAGCTGGCATTGGATCATGCGCCCAATGATGAGCGCTTGAGGGCTAATCTCGCATTTATGGAGAATAGTGATGTTCGCAGCGCTGATACCGGCACTATTACCGATCCTGGGCGACACGCTGAAGAGGTTCTTCCCTGACCCTGAGCAGGCGGCCAAGGTCCAGCAGGAGCTTACCATGGCCCTGCTGGCCAATCAGTCGGCTATGGATCAGGCGGCGGGTGATATCGTCAAGGCCGAGGCTCAGTCTGAGCATTTCCTGGCGGCAAGCTGGCGGCCTATTTTGATGCTGACTTTCGGGGGCTTGATTGTGGCTCGCTGGCTTGGTTGGTCGGCCCCTGGAATTTCTGATGCAGAAGTATTAAAACTGTGGGATATAGTCCAGCTTGGGCTTGGCGGTTATGTGATTGGCCGTAGCGCAGAGAAGATTGCGCCGTCTATTGCTAAGGCGATTTCGTCAAGAAACTAAGGGGCTGAGTAGATGACCACTGGACTGACATATGCGACATATGTGGACCAGATTGCCACAATGGCAGTGGTGCCGGCTACTGACCCCAATTTCGTGGCTATTTTGCCGTCGATGATTACGTATGCGGAAAACCGCATTTATCGTGATCTGGATCTGCTGACCACGGTATCTACCAATAGTAGCTACGCGCTGGCGAACGGCACCCGGTCTTTGACGTTCGCCATAGATGCCTTCATCACCATCCAGGAGGTGAACGTGATCACCCCTGCCGGCACGACTACGCCGGATAATGGTACGCGAGTGGCGCTGCTGCCGGTGACGAAAGAGTGGGTGAACCGGGTCTATGGCAGTTCGACCAACAAGACTGTGCCGAACTTCTTTGCCATGCAGACACAGAACACGCTGCTGTTCGCGCCCTGGTCTGATGGGGCTTATACGCTGGAGATCGTGGGCACGGTGAGGCCTGCCTCTCTGTCTGCCGCAAACACCACCACCTTCATCTCGACCTACCTGCCTGATTTGATGATCATGGCATCGATGATCTACATCGCGGCATTCCAGCGCAATTTCAGTTCCGCCATGGCAAACGATCCTCAGATGCCGGTGACGTATGAGACGCAGTACCAGACGCTGCTGAAGAGCGCGACGGTTGAGGAGTACCGGAAGAAGTTTGAGTCCAGCGGGTGGACTTCTATGTCGCCTGCTGTGGTCGCATCGCCGACCAGGGGGTAATCCATGCCGCATTCAACTCTTAAGCTAATCCCTGGCGTCGATGAAAATAGGACGATGGCGCTGAATGAGGCGGCGTTGTCCTACAGCAATCTGATCCGGTTTGTGCCCGATCGGCAGGGTATTGGCCTGCCGCAGAAGCTGGGTGGGTGGACCCAGTACGGTTCTGTCATAGGCACGCCAAGGGCTTTGCTGGCCTGGGAGGACATGAATTATGTGAAGCGGCTGGCAGTCGGCTGCCAGACCACCGGCAATGCCACTATTGGCGCTCCGCTATATGTTTTGACAAATGGAGTTGTGGACCCCATCACACCTCAGTGCGACACGCACAATGTGGCTGTGGCGGTGAGTACAACAAGCGGCTCTAATGTTGTTACCATCACTGACACCGGAAGCAACATTACGTCCTTTGATGCGGTGTTTATTAAGACACATATCAGCATTGGCGGCTTGATTTTGTTTGGGTTTTACGATTGCGTTTTCTTGTCTGCGAATCAATATCAAATTTATGCCACTGATGTTTTGGGTAATCCTGCGCCGGCAACGTCTACTGCCTCTGGTGGCACTGTTGCGTCGTTTGCGACGACAAATGGCAGTAATACAGTAACGGTAACATTGGCCAATCACGGGTATGTGGTTGGAAACACCTACCCCGTTCTCGTGCCAACTACCGTTGGTGGCGTTACCCTTTCTGGCAATTACGTTGTCTTGAGCGTCACAACCAACACGTTTACATTTTACGCGCAAAACGATGCAACATCGACAACCACGGTTAGCATTAACAGTGGCAACTCTCGATACCTGTACTACTACGGGGATGGGCCGCTTCCGACAAGCACTGGGTATGGTGCGGGTGGGTATGGTGCTGGTGGCTACGGCACTGGCGTCACGCCTACTGCGGCAGTAGGCACGACAATCACAACATCTGACTGGTCCCTGGATCACTGGGGCGAGATCCTTATTGCCTGCCCTACCAGCGTATCGCCATCCACTGACCCTTCCTCTCCCAGCGGTGGGGCCATTTACACTTGGTCGCCGCTGCTGAACCAGCAGATTGCAACGCCTATCGCTCAGGCCCCCTCAAGCAATGGTGGCATCTTCGTCGCCATGCCTCAGAGGCAGATTGTCGCCTGGGGATCGACGTTTAACGGCATTCAAGATCCTCTGCTGATCCGCTGGTGCGACGTTGAAAATTATGAAGTGTGGGCCGGGCAGGTTATCAATCAGGCCGGGTCTTACCGGATACCCAAGGGCTCGAGGATTATTGGTGCCATCCAGGGGCCGCAGCAGGGGCTTATCTGGACTGACCTTGCCGTCTGGTCGATGCAGTATGTGGGCCAGCCATACATCTACCAGTTCAATGAGCTTGGCACCGGCTGCGGCCTGATAGCGTCCAAGGCGGCCACCTCCATAGGTGGTGCTGTGTTCTGGATGGGCCCATCTCAGTTCTACATGCTTGCCGGCAATGGCGTGCAGCCCGTCTTGTGCCCGATCTGGGACGTGATCTTCCAGGATTTGGACCAAACCAATCTGCATAAGATCCGGGTTGCGCCTAACTCTCAGTTCAATGAGGTGACGTGGTACTACCCGACCATGAGCAATGGCGGTGAGGTCAACGCCTACGTGAAATACAACATTGGGTTAAACCAGTGGGACTTCGGTAGCCTGTCTCGCACGGCCTGGATTAACCAGTCTGTGTTGGGGCCGCCGATCGGCACCACGGCTGGTGGCATTATTTACCAGCACGAAACTTCTTATAATGCCGGCGATCAGGCCATGAACAGTAGCTTCCAGACGGGGTATTTCGCCCTGTCTGAGGGCGACATGATGACGTACATCGATCAGTTCTGGCCCGACGCAAAGTGGGGCACGTTCAACGGGTCAACCAACGCCAACCTTCAGTTGACGTTCTACGTCACGAACTACCCTGGCGACACGCCGACAACATACGGACCTTACACGGTCACGCAGGCCACGCAGTATATTGTGCCTCGTTTTAGGGGGCGGCTGGTATCCATTAAGGTGGAGAGCAACGACTTCAATTCGTTCTGGCGTATGGGCGCGATGCGGTATCGGTATCAGCCAGATGGGAAGTTCTGATGGCCAGTCTTGATGACATTGCCACAATCCAGAAGAACGGCGTCATTGGGGTTAACACCCTAAACCTGACGCTAGTTCGGCTGTATGGCTCTACCACCTCTGCCACGGCGACCACTACAACGGCCACGCAGGTCATCACAGGCTCTGGGAGGCTCGTGAACGTGTCTGTGACCGTGGCGGGCAGCGCCCCAGGCACCGTGTACAACTCAGCCTCTACGGGCGCTGTGGCGGCCTCCAATGCCCTTGTGACGGTGCCTAATACGATTGGCGTTCACCCGGTCAATCAGCTTTTCACCAATGGCTTGGTGATCGTGGCTGGCACAGGCCAGTCTCTCAACGTCACCTATTCGGTTGGAGGCTAAGATGCCCCTGGTTCCTGGTAAGTCGCAGCAGACCATCTCAAGCAACATTGGCGAGATGG